CGATCATGATCATCGCCGCACACTGCCAGACGTTGTGCGTCAGCCACCCCGACAGGAGGCATTGTTTGAACTTCTGTCGAGGGGTCATTTCGCCTCCAGTGCTTTTACGTTTAAAGCTTCCAACAGCCCAGCCATGATCTCTCGGGCCTCGTGTGTGGAGAACGTTTGGTAGTCCTTTAGGACTATGCTCTCGGCCCTGCGGATTGCTTCTTCTGGTGTCATTTCTGTATCCTTTCCATCAAAGCGGCATAGCCGCACAGGTCGATCTGGGAGTCGCGGTGCCTTGGGTCGTTAGCCAGCCTTGCTACCTTCAACAAGATCATCATCTGGCACACATCTTCTGCCGTGAAGTCCACACCCTTGTATGCAGCCCACAGGTCGGCAATCATGTTCAGGTTCTTATCTGGTGCCCCGTAGGTCTTCTCCCGGTCGCCGTAGATAATTTCTTTAGCTTCATCAAGTATTGATTTCAAGGTATTCCTTTATTTTCCGAGTCATGTATTGGTCTATCTTTTTCCGCACGAACAGAACCTCTTCATCACCGAAAGCCCTACAGATCAGCACAAGCAGTTCCGCCTCTTCATCTGGGAGATTTAGTGCGGTTCTGGCCTCTATCTCACCAGTTCCCCAGATCACTGCCTCTACCCTGTCCCGCATTTTGGAATCCATACTCATCTCCATAACAAGATACATAGACTATATACAATGATTATGTAGTGTCAATATATATTTATATGATGAACGGTGACGCAGAGCGGAGGAATCGGGCAAATATCCCCCTACCCCAGAGAGAGGTAGGAGGAATGTTGACCCGTCACGTTATCGTCGGGAGGTTTCTGAAACCCTGCGTAGCTTTCCCGTAAGGGAGATCGCCGTCCACGCCAGACAGATGTTTAAACCCTCAGCAAAGCCAAGGAAACACCTACCCACATCCACAGCTTGCCGTTGAACAGACTTCTTTCGGCGTTACTACACAAGTAAGAACGTATTTGGGGTGCAGTCAGGACAGCGTTGCTGGAGCCTTCTTCCCTACTTCCCATTAGACCGATAGACCTTGTGCAGGCCCAAAAGAAAAACCCATACGGCTGGGCTTCAAGCTGCGGTGGGAGAGATGAGTGAGGCAAAGTCTCAACAACCGAAGCCCATGCGTATGGGTTTTTACCTCACTCATCGCGCTCCACAACGCGGCCCGATCTTTCTCTCGGACAGGGCGATATTATCCAAAACACACCCAGATAAAAAACAAAATACATTCGTTGCAGAAATCAAGTCATGGCGTAGCATTTAACGTAAGTACCCGCAAACATTGTTTTGGAGCTTTGTTAGCAGCCACCCAATTTGAGGAGGTTGTCTGGGAAGGGGCTGAGTTCATCTTGTGGCACCCACCAAGATGGCATCTGCTTTTTGGGTGGGGAAGTCCACCATTGGTGGTCTTTCCCGCACTCTTGAGCCGTTTTGCCAAAAATCCACCCAACCAAAACATAGTTCGGCGCACGACCCGTGACAAGAATAAACTTATCGTCTGGGTTGTCCTCCTCATAAATAATCAACTTCCCGTTGGCATAGTGAGTGTGCCTTACCTGCTTCCCGTTTGAGTCATGTGATGCCCTTTCTCCACTGAATACGCCACCACTCCAATATTTGTTTGTGGCTTTGCTAAACGCCAGTTCAGCACAGCAAGACTCTATCTCTGTTGACCACTCAGAGTTGTCTGGGCTGACATAGTGCTGTGCGGTTTTCCTGTGGAACATAGAGGTAATACGTCTATGACCACCAACTACAAGACACTGATACAACTCATCTGTGGTCAAGGCTATTGGGATGTTCTTCATACTTATCTCCTATCTGACAAGGATTCCTTGACAGTTGAACATTTTACCGATACCTTCGGCTACGAAGGTATCGGTAATCGGCATCATTTAAACGGATTACCATCCAGCTTCATCAATTCGATGCCCATATCCAAGTCCATCTCTAACACCCCCGCAACGGGCTTAGAAGCCCCATAGGCTGCGAAGAAATCAGATGCCAGTACTCTGACCCTCCAAGGGTGCCTAGACTGCCTGTAGACCAGCATAGGCTTCTTCTGCGCTAGTACAGCTTGGGCTAGGGTCTGCTCCCACCAAGCGGGTAGGCTTAGGGTTTCCTGCCTCTTTATTTCCACAGCCCAGCCCTCAATCGAAGAGGTATCTGCACCGCCATCTCTAGTCTGGATTAGGTTCCTTTCGACCTTTATTCCTAGGGCTAGGGACAGGATCTTGAACACCTCACGTTCTGCTGCTGCACCTTTGTTTCGGCTATTTGTCATATAATTATTGTATTGTTAAAAATTATGGTATATAGTGTCTTACTTGTGCATTGGAGATACAAATGATCATAACAAACAAATACAACCTGCCGCAAGTGATTGTGGACTTTGCTAAAGATGATGGCTATTCGGCAGGGAAGAGCAACATCTCAGTAACGACTCTTCTGAATAGCCCACGAATCGTCCAGCTTCAGAAGAAGTACTGGAACGAAATTGAGTCTGACGTATCGAAGCGGTTTTTTATGATCTTGGGAACATCCATCCATTACATGATGGAGAAGAACGCACCAAAAAACGTCATCAGCGAGGAGCGTATCCACACCCACTTTAACGGATGGGATATCTCTGGGGCTATTGACTCCCAGCAGGTGGAAGAGGATGGGGTGATCCTGTCCGACTACAAGACCACTAGTGCTTGGGCTGTGATGAACGACAAGCCAGACTGGGAGCGTCAGTTAAACCTGTATGCGTGGCTTGTTGAACGGGAGAAGAAGCTTCCGGTTAAGAAACTACAGATCGTCGCAGTCATCAGAGACTGGAAGCAGCGTGAGGTAGGGAAGGAAGGATACCCACCCGCTCCTATGGCGGTTATAGACATAAAGATGTGGTCGAGCCAAGAGCGTGAGGCTTTCATGTCGGAGCGTTTAAATGAACACGCTGAAGCCGATACGTCAGCCATGCTGGGATCTGAACTATCCAAATGCACACCAGAGGAACAGTGGCGTAGCAAGGACACGTTCGCGGTGATGAAGAAGGCGGGAGTACGCGCACTGCGTGTTTTCGACACAAAGGACGAGGCAGAGGAGTTTGCTGCCGGAACGAGCAATGTAGTGGTGGCAAGACCGGGTTACGCCCGTAGGTGCCATGAGTATTGTGATGTCTCAAAATTCTGCCAACAATTTAAGGATGAAAATGAAATACTCTGAGATAGCAGCAATCAACGTAAACGAACACGTTGAGAAAAAGAACAACCTCAGCTATCTAAGCTGGGCTTGGGCTGTAGACCAGTTGCAGCGTTTGGATAGCGGCGCTAGGTGGTTCTATACAGAGCCAACCATCTATCTGAACGGCACCATGATGGTCTACTGCACGGTGGTTGCCTTTGGACGCGAACGTACCGCTCAACTCCCGGTGATGGACTATAAAAATAAAGCCATCCAAGAGCCGGACGCTTTTCAGGTCAACGTAGCCATGCAGCGTTGCCTTGCCAAAGCCATTGCTCTTCATGGACTGGGTCTTTACATCTACGCAGGTGAAGACATTCCCACGGAAGAGTTTAAACAGGAAGCGCCGAAGCCTGTGGATAAGCCTGTGGATAAGGCAGTGGCTCCGATTGCAGGGAAGATTACTGTTCCCGCAGGTAAGGGGGAGGCAGAGGTTGTGGATTTCGTAATTGGGATGTGTGATGAATTCATCCCCACCTTCAGGACTGAGGATGGACTGCGTGAGTTCTGGAAGAGCAACAAGTCGGTGCTGTCCCGTGTCGAGGCTTTCTCAAAGCCAAGGTACGAGGCGTTGATAGTATCGTTCAAAGAAAGCGTAGCTAAACTTAACAAGGAGTAGTGATGAGCGCATACCCGAATACTGGAAGCCTGTTTCCAATGGATGAGAAGTACCGCAAGGAAAGATCCCCGAATCTCACCGGGCAGATTGAGTTGGGAGAAGACCTCTGCAACTACATCGCCAAGGAATACAAGGCGGGTGGTGAGGTGATCCTTGATATCTCGGCATGGACTCGCACCGGGGCAGACTCTGGGAAGAAGTTTCTCAGCCTTGCTGTGAAGGAGCATTACATCAAGCAGGGCGAAACCAAGACCACCAAGGTGGTGGACGAAGATATACCCTTCTGATGAATACGTCTAACTTTGAGGCGGTCAAGGTCGCCATGAAGCAGGACAAGACGGGGTATATCCTTACCCTGTCAGTTCACCCTGACGATGTGCCTGAAGAGATTTTCAGGGACTTCGTTGGGGCGCGTTATCAGATTGTGGCTGTTCGTTTAAACGAAGACCAGACACCCTACCCCAGAAAGAACGGGGTAGTTTCTGCTGCCGGGATGTTGTGCCGCAATCCTATGTTCTGGGATTGGCTGGCATCTCAGAATGAGATTACCGAAAAGTGTGAGGAACAAGCCATTGAAGCCTTACACAGGATGTGTGGCATCAAATCACGCAAAGAGTTAAGTGATGTGGAGTTTCAAGAATCGTTTGACCTAATGAAGGTTGAGTTCCGTAATTGGCTGAAAGATCAGGTTCCCTTTTAATGGACAAAACCCCTGTGGCATGGCTGATCGAACTTACCGTTGGCGGGAAACATCATCGCGTGGTCTGTCTGCACAACTCAATTGCCGACTACAGGGACATTGATCCCAATGCAAAATCTACACCCC